AGGCGGAATCAAAAGCGTTTTGTTGTTTCCTTTGGGTGCAACATCGGGCGCGGTTGTTTCTCCTACAAATGAACTAACATCTTTGACGGTAACGGGCGAAACATTCCTTTACAAGTTAAAGTCAAACTTATCAAGCTACACCGCGCCAGTTCGAGTTGATAAAAACAACGGAACACTTTGGTACGAACACGAATTGTCAATGATTCTTGCGTCGGATTCAAAAGAATTGCGAAGCGAAATCCATTTGCTTGCGCAAAATGAATGCGTTTGTTTGGTTGAGAATGCCGACGGAACAATCGTAGCGCTTGGATTAGGCGAAGGATTGCAAGTTGCGGATGCGAACGAATACACGTCCGGGGTTTTGAAAAGCGACCGAAAAGGACACGTTATTGTTTTACGAGGAATGGAAAACGACGAAGTTCCCGACGTGAACGCAACACTTTACAACAACTTGTTAGCTCAACAATCACCGTCAATTTAATCGTTGAACTAACTAAATTTGAGGGATGGGCGTTGTCCCGTCCCTTTTTTTTTATAAATTTAGGACATGAAAATAAAAAGCGAAATGATTGGTTGCCGTGTTTGGTCGCCAAATCTACAAAGGTACGTCAAAATCGAAGCGGGAAAAGGCGACGATTACTTGTCCATGGGAATCATTGACATTTTCGAATTCGAAAAACCAAACCTTGTTAAAAAAGAAAATGCAAAAAATACAAAAAAACGGAACGACGTCGTTGATCGTGACGGTGACGGAATTGACAACAATCCCGAATCCGAACTATCTATTTGAGTTCATTCACGAACAATCGTTTGACAACCAAACTTGTGTTTTGACAAACATTTCACAAGGGATTCCAAGGTTCGACGAATTCGTTTTGATTGATGGCGTTGACGTGAATTTCATTTATGATGGATATTATATATATAATATTTATCAACAATCGTCACCGGGCAACCTTGACCCCGTAAATTCTCAAGGTTTGGTTGAAACGGGACGCGCGCACGTCATCGAAGCGGATTCACCGAGTTACGAATACGATTCACCGATTTATTTCAATATATATGAATAATAAACTTACGTCGATTTCATTTCGAAAAGATTTTCAAAAACCCGACGAGGAAAAGGACCGTTCTTTGGGGTTCGTGAAATGGGGAAAAAAGAATGATTACCCGTTTTTTTTGGCGGACCTTTACAATGGGTCGGCTTACCATCAAGGAATAATTAAAAATAAAACGCATTACATTGCTGGCGGGGGTGTTCAAATCGTGACCGGAATGGTTCAACCATTCATCGACAACAAATGGTCGGATTTTGACATGAACGAAATTGCCGAACGGCTTGCGTTCGATGGCGAATTGTTCGGAGGGTTCGCGGTCAAGGGAACGTGGAACAAAGAACAAACAAAGGTTGTAATGTGGGAACACGTTCCGATTGACATGATTCGCGCGTCAGAGGATGAACGAACGTACTATATTTCCGACGATTGGACCGCTTTGAATCAATCCCCGGAAAAAACTAATTTAAGAATTTTACCAGCGTTCGACAAAGACAATCGAACGGGTTCATTTATTCTTTATTACAAAGAACCACATTTGAAGGGTCGTAAGGAATTAGGCGTATACCCAAAGCCGTCCTATTATGGCGGAATTACGGCAATTCAAACGGATGTTGATATTTCGAAATTCCATATGTATGAATTGCAGAACGGGTTCAAGTCGGGAAGTTTAATAAATTTTCCAAGCGGATACCCCGAAACAACGGAGGAATTGAACCGAATCAAAGCGGATGTCAAAGGACGGTCGCAATCGGTTGAGGACGCTGGCGAAATCATTTTAACTTTTAGCAACGGCAAAGATGAAGCGCCGACAATTTTATCGTTGAACGGGAACAACCTTGACCAAAGATATTTGGCAACCGAAAAAAGCGTGCAACAAAACATTCTTGTCGCGCACGCGATTACATCCCCGCAATTGTTTGGGGTCCGAATGGAGGGGTCATTCAATTCCGCTGAATCCGACGATTTATTTAATATTTTCAAAGCAACCTACGTTGAAACGAAACAAAAGCGAATTGAATGGTTGCTTAATTTTATGCTTGAGTTAAGCGGATATTCGGGCAAGGTAAAATTAAAAGACGTCCAACCGTTGCCAAAAGATGAACCGGTTCAAACCGTTGAGGGGCAACCAGCAACGGAAACGCTTGACGTGGCAAAATCCGCCTTGAATGGGGCGCAAATTGCATCGTTGATTGATGTTGTTGCGAAAATCAAAGAAGGTATATTGACCCCCGAAAGCGCGTTGAACATATTGGTCGCATCATTCCCGACCATAAGCGAAACAACCGCGCGTCGTATCGTTGGAATGCCAGCGGTTCAACAAACACCGATTGTTCAATCATGCGACCGACACGAATTCGGGGACGATGAAATAAAAGTTTTCGCGGAATTCGGCGAATCGAATGACAATTACATTGTATTGCATTCCGAACCGATTGAATGGGACACCCCCAGCGCGGACGTTTTCGCACGAAGTCAACAATTGTTTGATAAAGTTGGCGAAATTTCCGCCAAGTTAACCGGAGGCGATAAAGACGTTTTGAAACTTTTGTCGGACGGGGAATCAAGCGACGCAATCGCGAAGGCGTTGAAGACGTCGGTTGAAGAAATCGCGAAACGAATTCAATTGATTCGTGAACTTGAATTGATTTCGAAGGGAGGCGAAGTCAATACGCTGGGAAAATCGGTCATTGAAAACCTTGATATTCCGATTTCGAGGTTTGAGGTAAGGTATACATATCAAACACGTCCCGACGTTCCCCCAGTCAAGACGCAATCAAGGGCGTTTTGTGTTAAATTAATCGAATTGAATCGAAGTTATTCGCGTCAAGACATTGACAACATTTCCGCAAGGGTTGACCGTGACGTTTGGCGTTACCGTGGGGGATGGTATACGAATCCAAAAACGAAAGCAACAACGCCGTTTTGCCGTCACGAATGGGTTCAACAATTAGTAATTGCACAATAATTAAAACATGAACTATCTTTTATCCGTTGAAAACCTAAAGAAATTAGGGTTGATTCATCAAAATACTGATACAAAAATTCTTGCCGTCGCGATTCGTCGAAGTCAAGACATCAACGTTCAACCAGCGTTGGGGACACCCCTTTACAAGGCGTTATTGCAACGCGTTCAAACGAATTCATGGACACCGAATTATTTAACATTAATGAACGATTACGTTGTTCCTTGTTTGGTCGCATACGTTGACTACCGTTGTTGTTTATTATTGAATGAAAAATTGACAAACAAATCGGTCGGTCGTGTTTCGGACGAAAATATTCAAGCAAACGACCGACAAAATACTTATGTTTTCCGCGACCAATTGTTAAAGGACGCGCAATTTTACAAAGAACGATTAATTGGTTTTTTAATGGACGACAACGGCGACAATTACCCCGAATACATTGATTGTTGCGGATCGCCGTCGATGTGTCACGAAAAGGTCACAAAGGACCAAACGGGTTATTCACCCTTAAACTGGATTATATGAACAAACGGTTTGTTCCCGGAAAAAAGGATATTGAAAAATTGAACAAATATTTGAAAAATGGAAAAGACGTTAAACCAATTGATGCGCGAATTCGAAATAATCGCGAGCGAACATCGACAAATAAATGATTTTTTCCAAGGGGATTATTTGGACGCCGTTTCACGGGACGCCGTCGATTACCCGTTAATGGTTGTCACCTTGCAACCGGGTTCGATTTCCGATTTCGGCGTTCAAGTTAACGCCGTTATTTCAATCGCGGATAAATATAATATACAAGAATACCGTCAAATTAACGAAATACATTCCGATTGTTTGTCCATTTGCAAGGACATTCACGTCATTTTGAAACAATGGCGTTTTGAGGATTTCCTCGACGTGACCGGAACAATCGGAACACAACCATTTATCAACCGTTCACAAGACGTCACGGCGGGTTGGACAATGACCATTGCGATGAATGTTTATGATTCGGAGGATTGGTGCAAAATTCCTATGGATAATTACGATTTCGGAAATGATTAGCGACCAACA